TCATTTTGCATTTCGGAATGTTTTACAAGATCAATATTTTAATTTATCTTTAGATTTTGATGAAAGATTATATATAGATATCCCAATTCAAAAAAAATATTTTAGCTTTGAAAACGGGTATAGAGAATATTTTTATTTATGCGGGGGTTTTTTTGATATTCCAAATAAAGTAAGTTATATAACTAAAAAAACAGAACACCCGATAATACCGATAATAAAGGAAAAACGAGTAAGGGTTAATGCAGGTAATTTAAAAAATTATAAATTACCGATTTTGTATTCAGGAAATAAAAATTATAAAATAAAAGGAATTGGTGATATTGAAATACTTGAAATGTTATTGTTAAATAAATTAAATATTGGGAAAAAAACATCGATAGGATTTGGCGAATGTCAAATAAAAATTAAAGAAATATCTAAACTAGAATTATTTGATAATGAAACAAAACATTATATACGGCCAATTCCATTAGAATATTTAAAACAAAAAAAATTACCTATTATTAATACAATTCAATCAGTTTTCAGACCTCCATATTTTGGAAAAAAAGCTAAATATGAGGAATGCGGATTATGAATAAATTTTATCAATATCCTTATCCTGTAAAGTTTTTAGATAAATTTTTTGAAGAGAATACTTATAATTTATGTAAAGAATTTATTGAAAAATATAAAACCGTTCTTTCATTATCGTTTGGAAAAGATTCTATGACTATTTTACATATAATTTCAAAATATGATTTACTGGGTAAATTAGAATTAGTTATGTTTAATAATTCTGGATTTGAAGCTAATGAAACTTTATTATTTAGAGATCATGTGATAAAAAAATACAATATAAAAAATTATGATGAAACATTTATTGAAAATTATAAAGAATATTTTGAAAAAGATTTAAATGAAAATTTAAATAAAAAAAATGTAGGGATAAATTTTGTCTATAATGTATTAGAAAAACCGAGATGGGAAATGATGGATAAATATAAAATAAATGGATCTATAATTGGATTGCGGAAAGAAGAAAGTAAAATTCGAAAAATAAATTATTTGAGAAAAGGTATAAATTATTACAATAAAAGAGAACAGTCTCAAATATTACAGCCTATCGTAAATTGGAAAATATTAGATATTTTTTCATATGCTTATACTGAGAATATTCCTATTCATCCAGTTTATCAGAGAGCTAAAAAATTAAAATTAGATTATAAAAAAATAAGAATCAACAATTTAAGCGACATAAATTGTTATCAATATGGTAGAATACAAATAAATAAATTATTATATCCTGATGAATATAATAAAATTATAAATGAATTTTTAATTTTACGGAGGTTAATATGAAACTTTTTGCTACGGGATCTGGAAAAGGTGGAAGAGGAAAATAAATATATTCAAAAATATAATCAATATGTGGGTTTAATTCAAGGTCTGCAAATGGAGTTAAATCAGATATGAACATTATAATTATACAAGCAAGGGAAAATTCGACAAGACTTCCCGATAAAGTTTTATTTGTAGTTTGTGGAAAAACGCTATTAGAACATTGTTATTATAGATGTTCTAAGAGTAAAGCCGATAAAGTAGTAATTGCAACCACGAAAAACAGTATAAAGATTCAAAAACTTTGTATTGATAAAAAAATGAATTATTTTGTTGGTTCTGAGGATGATGTTTTAGACCGATATTATCAATGTGCAAAAAAATGGGGGGCCACTAATATAATTAGAATTACAAGTGATTGTCCTTTGATTGATCCAATCATTATAAATAAGTGTTTGGATACTTTTATGATTTCCGATGTCGATTATGTTAATAATTCATGGTTTGGATATGAAAAATATCCTGACGGCATGGATTGTGCTATTATAACTTTTGAATATTTAACATTTATTATAAATAATTTAATACCATTAGGAGTTTATTTAAAAAATGATTTTATAGAAAAAATTAGAGAACATGTTTTAATATATCCAATGTTAGAAAAAGATTTAAAAGAATTTACTACTGATTATTTTAAAAAATCTAAAATTATATCTAAACAGGATTTATCTAATTATAGGTTGACTCTTGATTATCCAGAAGATTTTGAACTAATAAAAAGAATTTATGAGGGATTATATTATAAAAAAGACGACTTTAACCTGGATGATATTTTAGACTTCTTAAAACAAAACCCGGATTTAATGGAAATAAATAAAAAATATTCTCGTAATGAGAATTATTAAATAAATAAAGCAGGAGAAATAATATGATTAAAGATAATTTAATTGATTTTGTATTTGAATATTGGGCAAATAATGGTTTATTAGCAAAATGCGGTATTTTTTTGCAGGAAACTAAAGATAATAAAATGCTTTGTATAGCTACTGAATTAGAAGAGAATACCGGTCCAAGTATAACAAATTCATGCGAATATTTAGCAAATGAAATTTGTAAGCAAAAAGAAATCAATGTTTTAGATTTAATTTTGATTGAAAGATATGATAGAAGAAGGGATCTGGAAAATTATTCAGTTCCGGAAACATTTGATTTAGTTATTTTTGATATCAACATGGAACTTGGCGCGAAAACTTTTAACAATCCACAATGGAAGAGAATTGAAAACTTTGCAATAGAAGAAGTATTGTTGGGTAATTTCCCATCAGATGCAATTATAAAAAATTCAATTGATAAAAAAGAAAATAAAGAAAAAGAAATAACCGAAAAATCATTAAATATCTCAGATGTAAATGGAGCTAAAAAAAATATTGATGATTTAGAAGTTTACGGAGATGGTGATACCTTTAGACTTCTTTGCAAAGCATCATCAAAAAAAGAAGGCTGGATGAAATCAACAAAAGTTTGCAATGTCCATGGGGGATGCATTGTCCAAGTAACAACACAGCAAAGAAATGCAGATTATACCTATTCAATAGCCGAAGCTTTAACATTTATTCCAGGAAATCATATTGATATTGATGCTGAACCACGAAAAATTAGTGAAATATTACAAAAAGAAAAGGCTTTATGAGCTAATGAGAATTTAAATTAGATAAAAATTATTAAATAAATAGGAGTTTTTTTATGGGACAAATAAATATTATTGTTGACGATCAAACAAAGTTAATAATTAAAAAAAAAGCGGCATTAAATGGAATGGCTATTGATAAATATTGCTTACATGCAGCTTTAAATTTTAATTCGGAAACATCAGGAACGACAAGAGGTGTACAAGTTGGGGTTATTGCTGCAAATGATAAGATATCAAAAAAAAATGATGGTTATGTCAACAATAAAAAATATACGAATACTTTACAAACATCAACTCGGTATAACAGAGATTAGAGACTATTGAATATTCAGTAAAATAAGGATCTTAAAGATGACGAATGATGAATACATAAAAAAGGCCCAAGATTTAATAAATCCAATTATTCATAATTCAGCAAAAGAGGGGGAAAAGGCCGCACTATACATGGTATCTGCTTTCACTGCATTATTAGTAAATAAATTAAAGGAAATTGATAAATTAAAAGGGGTATCTGAAGATGATTGATATTAATAAATATATTGAGGATAAACAAATAAAAATTAATTCTGAGGCATTAGAACATTTAAAAAATTATTTTTTTTTCGTATCGATTTTAGAAAAAGAAGCTAAAAAAGGCGAGATCCCAGTTCTAATGATATCTATTTTTGGAAATTTTATAAATTATAAAATATGGAATATCATTTATCGATATTATCCAGGGTTAGAAAAATTTGACTGCAGATTAAATGATGATAATTCAAAGATTATTATAAAAAAGGAAAAATAAAAGGATAATTTATGCACCAATTAGGACTTCGAAGTAAATACCCGAGTTTAAACGGTTGGCCAAAATATTATAGTCAGGCAAAAGGAATAATGATTGATAATTATATAGATATGGCATATATGGGGATAAAATCTAATATTTTAGGGTATGCTAATGAAACGGTTAATAATGCAGTAAAAAAGGCCATTGATAATGGAAATATGAGTTCATTAAATCCACGTAATGAAAAAGTTTTAGCTGAATTATTACTGGATATTCATCCTGAAATGGATATTGTAAGATATGCTAGGACCGGCGGTGAGGCTTGCATGATAGCTTTTCAAATTGCAATTTATTATCATTTTGAAAAAACTAAAATTATTAATATTAACAATTATAATATTATTTTTGTAGGTTATAATGGCTGGCATATAAAACAAATAGAAAGTAAATATTGCCGTCTTTATAGAAATAAAATTAATGATATTAATATTGATAATTTAATTCGTCCAGATATTATTTTTTTTGAATTGATCAGATATGAAAGGCCCAAAGAATCAGTAATAAAATTATTAAAAGAATGGCAGGAAAAAGGGACAATCCTTGTTTGTGATGAAATAACATCAGGATTCAGATTTCATCCAGGAGGGGCCTATCAATTATTTGGATTAGAACCGGATATTGTTATTTTTGGTAAAGCTATGAGTAATGGTTTTCCAATGGCTGCCATTATGGGAAAAAAAGAAATAATGGAACATGCAAATGATTTGTGGATAAGTTCGACTTATTTCACTGAGTCAATCGGTCCATCTGCAGCAATAGCAACCATCCAGGAGCTACAAAAGAAAGATTATGCATATTTAGATTATATTTCTCTTTTTATGCTGGACGCATGGGAGAATCAATTTGAAAATATTAAGACTTATGGTCCAGGGCCTTTGATAAGTTTTAAATGGGATACCAAACATGAAAAAAAGAAATTAAATTATTCTAAGTTTATGTTGGAAAATAATATTTTAGCTACGGATGCGTTCTTTCCTTCTTTTGCACACGAAAAAAAGCATTTAGAAAAGTTTTGTAAAATATTAAAATATTATAGGCATACAGTTTAAAGGATAAAAAATAATTATTAATTATTATAAAATAAAAGTAAAATTTAAAATAATTATGGTTATTAAAAAATTATTGAAATATAAATAAATATAAGCTATAATAAAGGTAAATTATGAGTGATGTACTACAAAACAGTACAGTTTTTAATGTGATTAAAGAACAAGCATTGATCCTTTCAAAAAACATGGGGAAAGGGATAAAGCTTGAAATAAATGCAATAAGTAAAGAGAATATTAAAAATTGCAGCATAAAACTTATTGTAGAGGTTGATTGATTTTTTTTCTTTATATTTAAACTGAATAACCAAAAAAAAGGCTCAGTATTATACATTTATTTGTATATGCTGAGTCTTTTTTATTTTATAGATAAAAGGAATTTTAATGAGTGATATAGGCCGGCCAGTTGAATATACACCGGAAAAAATTGAAGAGATTAAACAGAAATTATTACAATATATTGATGATGCAGAAATTCCAATATTAGCAGAATTTGCTTATAAAAACAATATAAGAAGAGCTACTTTATATGAAATTGAAGATTTTTCGTACACTATAAAAAAATGTATGGATAAAAAAGAAGCGCAACTGGAAAAAAAAGCGTTAAATGAAGATATTAATGTCTCAATGGCCATATTTAGCTTAAAACAATTAGGGTGGAAAGATAAAACACAAATAGAGACTGTCGGAGACACCGTTATTAAAGTAGATTTAATTGATGATTAAGTTAGAAATCAAAAGAAAGATTTTTAATGAATGCTATTTGACATATTTATATAATTACATTTATAGAATTTTAATTTTTTATGGGGGGTCCTCTTCTGGTAAAAGTAATTTTGTTGCAATGAGAAATATTATAAATCTTCTCAGAGGCGGGAGAAATTACTTAATTTGTAGAAAAGTCGGCGCGACTATAAAACACACTGTATTTGCTGAATATAAAAAAGCTATTTATCGTCTGGGTGTTGATAAATATATTCAAGTAAATGAGTCTGATTTTTCTTTCAAAACTATAAACGGTTACAAAATGCTATTTAAGGGCCTGGATGATATCGAAAAAGTAAAATCATTAACTTTTGAAAAAGGAATCTTAACTGATATCCATATTGAAGAGGCGACCGATATCACGGAAAAAGATTTCAATCAATTACAATTGAGATTAAGAGGCAAATATTTTGCTGAAGTCGAAAGAATAAGACAGGAAATCAAAAAACAGATTGTTTTAACCTTCAATCCTATTAACATTTCACATTGGATTAAAACCAGGCTTTTTGACTTCCCGGATGAAAATATCAATATCTTAAAAACGACCTATAAAGATAATAAATTCCTTACAGAAGATGACATTAAAATAATTGAATCTTATAAGACTAAAGATTTGTATTATTATAATGTTTATGCCTTGGGGGAATGGGGATCTTTAGGGGGCCTTGTTTATACAAATTGGAAAGTGGAAGATTTAACAGAAATCGAGAATGAATTTAATCATTATTATTATGGTCTTGATTTTGGCTATGTTAATCCTGCAGCGATTGTAAAAATGTCATTGAAAGAAAATAAAATCTATATTTTTGATGAATATTATGAGGTTGAAAAAACTAATAAAGAGTTAGCCACTGGCGCTGAGAAAATAGCAGGTAAAAATTATATTTTCTGTGATAGCTCAGATCCAAAAAGCATAAAAGAATTAAGAATTTATGGGTTAAATGCTTTGGCAGTAAAAAAAGGTAAAGATAGTGTTAAACATGGCATTCAATGGGTTAAGCAGCACGAGATTATTGTAAATAAAAAATGCATAAATTTTATAAATGAATTGCAATTATATAAATACAAAGAGGACCCGAAAACAGGTAAAATATTAAAAGAGGAGCCACTTGATTTGAATAATCACCTTATGGATGCCATGCGATATGGATTTGAGCATATGATGAAATCATTTAAAAAAACTGATTATTCAGTGGATGAGTTGGGGGTTTAACTTGCAATATAGACAATCGCATATGGAAAAAGAAAATATAAAAAATTATTTTGAAGATAAATTAAAAATTGCAGAAAAAGAATACAATGAAATTTCACGTGAATTACAAGAGATTAAATTGAAAACAGATAGGCTGGATAAAATAAAATTAGAAAAACAAACTCAAATGTTCGAATTAAAAACTACATTGGAGTATTTAAGGAAAAATAATGACCAGTGATATTCTTAATAAAACAAAAATACTTAAATATCCTAAAGTGAAAACATTCGAGTCCATAGATGATAAATTTCTGATTAAGTTTATTGATGATCACAGCGTTACCTTTAAAAGTAAATATAAAACGGATCTTGATTATTATATTGGAAAAAATTGTGAAATTGTCAAAAAAAAGAATCTGGATAAATACAATCCCGATAATAGAATCACGGTTCCTCACTCCAGGACTTTTGTCCAGATTGTCAAGGGATACATGTACAAACCTGGTTTAATAACTTATAGCAGCCAGGACCAAGGGTACATGGAAAGACTTAGTGAAATTTTTAAAATAAATAATGAACCTTTAAAATCTGCCGAACTTGGGGAAAATCAATCTAAATATGGAATCGGCATTGAACTTGTTTATATTGATAGTATTTTAGATGAGTCTATAAAAGCTATTCCTCGGTTTACTTCTATTGACCCGGAAGAAATAATTTTAATTTATAATATGGATGTCGAGCCAAAATTGATAGGGGCAATAAGATATTTTATTGTAGAAGAAAATGAGGATGAAGACGAGAAGATTTATAAAGTTGAAGTTTATTTTATGAATCGCGTAGAAATATGGCAGTTAAAAGAAAGCCATAATAAAAAAGAAGCTATTCAAACAGATGAAATTTACGAGAATCCATTTGGTGAAATTCCTATTGTAATCTATTTAAATAACCAGGAATACCATGCGGATTATTCTCCTGTAAAATCGCTTATTGATGCTTATGATGTTCTTATGTCAGACTCAATAAATGAGATCCAAAGGTTTGCAAGCGCATATTTGATCTTAAAGGAATACATCTTTGCAAATCCTAATGATGGTAATGAAAAAGAACATGAATTAGCAAAATTAAAAACCAGAAGAGTATTTGAATTTATGAGTGGTGAAGGCGGGGCCCAATTCCTCACAAAAGATATCCCAGGTGATTTTTTTGATATAGTAAAAAAAACATTAAGAGAAGATATAGAATTTCATAGCCATATTCCAGACTTTAGAAGTAAAAGTTTTGAGGCGGCCTCTGGCGTAGCAATGAGGTTTAGTATCTTTGATTTTGAAAATCTATGCGGTGATAAGCAAGCGCTTTTTGAGGTTGGATTGAGAAAAAGACTGCAGCTAATCGACAAAATATTGAAAATTAAAGCCGTTGATACTTCTTTTGTAGATATTAAATTTACTCGTAATTTACCTACGAATGTAAAAGAATGGGTTGATATTTTCGTGGCTTTAGTTGCTACGAATAAAATATCAGAAGAGGATTTATTTAAGATATTGCCAAAAGAAATAATACCTGATCTTAAAGAGGCATTAAAAAGAGCTAAAAAAATGAAAGAAGAGAATCAAGCAATGTTTGCTTTTGAAAATGCCATGGACCAGGATCCAGAAATAGATAAAAGCCAGAAGCAGGATAATAACTTAGATAAAAAGGCTTAATAATGGCTGATTTAGATAAAAATCAGAAAAAGGCATTTAATGATGCTGAAAAGATAATTGTAAATTATGAGAAAGATATATTAAAAATATATCGGGGATCTTTGACACGAATAAGAGCTAAATTGAGTATTTTGAATGAAAAAAAATACTGGTCTTTAAATGAGATGTTTAAATTTGACAGATTAAATACTTTAAATGATCTTATCAAAAAAGAAATCTTTTCTATAAATAAAGAAGTATTAAAAGAACTTGAAGGCACTGAAAAACAAATTATCAACGAAACTTATAATAGAAGTTGGTACGGATTTGAAAAGACTTTAGACACAAGCCTGGCATTCAATAAAATTAATCCGGATGTTGTAAAAGAAATGATTAAATTTCCTTATCCTGGGGTAGCGCTAAATGATTTGATGCGTAAAAACATGATTGATAGTATTGATAAAATTAAATTTGAAATCGGTCAAGCATTGACAATGGGAGATGGACCGGCAAAGACAGCGAAGAGAATTAAAAAACAATTAGGGACCAATTATTTTGAATCGGTAAGGATTGCGAGAACTGAAGGACTTAGGGCATCCAGTAAGGCACAATTAATTGCGAGTGGAAAAGCAAAGTCTTTGGGAATTGAAACTGAAAAAATTTGGTTAGATACTGATGATATCCGGACCAGAAAAACACATGAAAATGTCGGGAAAGCAGGTGAGGACGGGACCTTCACTGTGGGCGGTGTCATTTTCGATGCTCCCAGGATTGTATCTGAAAAAAATAACAATCCTAATACTGCAAAAGAAGTAATTCACTGCCGGTGCACTTATTATGAAGAAATCAAAGATTTAGAAAAAAAGATAGCTAAAAAACCAAAAGATGAGGACTATTATAATAAATTATTATTTGATGATTGGAAAAAAGACAAAGGGGTGTAATTTTGCATATTAAGCTAAAACAAATTAGAAGTGAACTTATAAGATATTTACCAAAAGGAAGTGAAGAGCAGGCAGAAGATATTTATAATATCTGTAAAGATTATTATTTCACATTACCAATAGCAGATGATGAAAAGAATAAAATTAAAAACCTTGAAAAAAAAATTTTTGATTTAAAACAGAATAGTATACCAGGATCAATGGAATCATCAGAAATTATCAAAAATTTGCGTAAAGAGATTTTTGAATTAAAAGAAGAGATTGAAAGTTTAAAGGGCGCACCAAAAAAGGGGCGACCTAGAAAGGTTTAAATAAATGGCGACACAGGTAACTAATGATCAGAATAATATTGATATTATTGCTAATGGTGGAGATCAGCAACAAAAAGTTGATAACCAACAAATAGACAATAATAATCAAGATCAAGATCAAACAAAGGTAAATGAAGAATTAATTAATTCTTTAGTTGAATCGAAGCTTAATGATATTAGAAGTTTATATGAAGAAAAACTTGAGGTATCAAAAAAGCAAAATTCTGGACTAGATAAAAAAGTAAGTGAACTTACAAAACAGATTAAAAAATATGAGTCGGAACAGTTAACCGAACAGGAAAAACTAGAGCTAAATAAAAAAGAGCTGCTTGATAGTTGGCAAACTATTTACAGGGAAAAGGCCCTAGCTAAACATAATTTAATTCCTGCAGAAGATGAAATTATTGATTTTTCATCTTATCTATTTGGCGAGACCGAAGAAGAAGTCATGGAAAAGGCTTCAAAGCTAAAAGAATTCATTGATAACCGGATAAAAAAGGGAATTGAAAAGGGAATAGAGGAAAGATTAGTTAATGGGTCCTATGCACCAACTGGAAAGGGCAATAATAATGGGGATCAACAAAATATTCAGGATATGACCAAAGAGGAATTGACTGAATATGCAATTAAGGTGTCAAGAATGCCTGACGGAAAAGAGAAATCCTCATTACTAGATAAATTGTCCCAGGAGCAGCAAAGAAGATTTAGACAATAGGAGGAAAATTAATGGCTAATTATATTACAGAATTTATACCAGAAATATGGTCTGCGAAAATTCTAGATGATAAGAAAAAAATTCATGTTTTTGGTGGATTAGCAAATAGAGATTATGAGGGAGAAATTAAGCAAAAAGGCGATAAAGTAAGAATTCCCCAGGTCGGTCACCCTACTGTCCAAAGTTATACAAGGAATAATTTTGGAACTGGATTGACAAAAGAATATGCTAATGTATCCGCAATGGATTTGACAGTAGACCAGGAAAAATACATCAATGTTCTTTTTGATGACATTGACGTGGCCCAGAGTTCTGTTAATTTTATACCAAAATTACAAGAAAATTCTGCTTACCAATTAGCACAAACACAGGACACTTATATTGCCGGTTTATATGGCCAGGCTGGTTTAAGTTCGACATCAAACGGTTCTACTTCTTATGTGACAATTGGGTCATCTAACGTCAAGACTGAACTTTTGTTAATGGGGAAAACATTTACAGTGAATAATATCCCAATGGACCGGCGCTGGTTGTCAATACCGCCTGCACTTGAATTTGAATTGATTGACGCTGGTATTTTGGAACAGTCAAACAATGATCAATTATGGGTTGATGGAACATTGATGGGGCGTAAAGCTTATGGCTGGAATATTATAGTATCTAATAATCTCAGTTCACCATCAACGGATACTGACCAATATAGAATACTTTGTGGTTATGCAAATGAGTCAATCTCTATGGCTGAACAGATAACAAAAATGAAAATGGGAGAACTGGACCAGGAAGGCTTTGGAAGCTATTTAAAAATGCTGCATGTTTATGGAGCGAGATTAATACCGGATCGGACCGGTGTAATCTATGCAAAAGTAACAAATAGCTAATAAGAAATTTAAAAGCTAAAAAAAATAGGAGGAAAATTTATGGCAGCTTTCAGTACTACGGCTCAAAAAATTGGTGTAAATGGATTTCATTTGAATTCCAGCGCGGCCATGTTAAGCGGGTCCACAGCAACTTCACAAATTACCATAACTTGTGGAGCTTTAGAGGATATTGTTGTCTTTGGTCATAATCCAACCGGGTCCGCGGATATTACTTTGACATTAACGGCATCCACAGCCGAAGGATACGCGTCTATAGGCAGGGGTGATCGTGTTCTCAGTACGGCTCTTGCGTCAAGTGATTGGTTTGTATTGTCTGGAATGGAATCTAATTGGTTTCAATCAACGGCAAATACTTTTATTTTAACTGCATCCACGGCAATAGCTATGTTTGCTTTTGAATTAAGTTCAACTAGACAAGTTTAATATAAGGCCCTTTTTTAAAGGGCCAAATAATATTTTTTGGAGTAAAAATGAATAATAAAATGAGTAAAGAAGCATACGTTAAAAACTTAACGGGTGAGTCTATGCCTATTCAGAATGAAAAAAAAGAAAAAGAAGAAAAAAACAAAAAAATACTTTGTATCCTGGGAACTGCAGGGAGTAGAAATAAAGCACCCTGGGACGACCCACGTTGTGATTTTTGGGGCGTTGCACATTGTTTGCTTTTAAATGATATTCCTAAAATGGATAGAGTATTTGAAATTCATTTACCTTATATCTATGAGAAAGAATTAAGCCCTTTTTCTGGAAAACCTATTATTTATCATGCAAATAAAGAATATGCTATTCATGGAAGAGAGGGGGACATAGAAGTAATAGTCCCAAAGAAAGATGACAATTTAAATAAAACAATTGTTTTTCCTAAAGAACATTTAAAGCAAAAATATTTTGATTTATTGCCGCCGCATGATGCTTTTTACGCGACTAATAGTATAGCCTGGATGATCCTCTGGGGAATTGACCTGGGTTATGATGAAATTCATTTATACGGGATTCATCTTGAAACTGACTCTGAATGGCAATATGAAAGGCCATGTAATGAATGGTGGTTAGGTGTTTTTGCTGGTATGCAATATGCAAAAGGAAAAAAATGTTGTGTTTATCTTCCGGAAGAATCGGACGTATTGCGCGGATATCATGAATATGGATTTGCAGATATTGAGGTCAGAAGGAAAAAAATTTTAGGTAAATTGCAATTTTTTGAAAAAAGTATAAATGATATGCAAAATCAAAGAATTATGATTGTCAATGAGCTTAATAAATTAGTTAATGAAAAGAATATACCAATTGGAGAAAAGATAAAATGGATTAATAATCAGATAGGATTATTGAGCCAGGAAAAAGAGAAAATAGAGAAGATCAACAATGAAGATGAATACGCGAAAATTCTAAACAAAACAATTGATGAAAAGATAAAAAAACTTGAAAACGATCTACGCAATTTGGATGCCAGAATAAATTCTTTTGGAGGGGCGAAAGAACAGGTCCTTTATTTTCTCAAAGAATTAAACGCATAAGGGAGAAATTATGGGTGAAGCGAGTAAAAATAAATTTGTCGCTAAAGATATAGAATGTGATACTTTAACGGTAAATAATAGCACGACAACAACTTCAATAAATTTTGTTGTGAGCATAGATAGTTTTTCGACTTCCTCAACTAAAGTAAGTTTTACAAAAAACACTTTATATTTAAGCAATGGAATTATCGAAAATCTGGGAACAGCTACGAGTACTTATGTATTATCAACTTAAAAAGAGGATATTATGGCAGAGAGTAAAGATGTTTTAAATACAGCTTTACAAGTTGGCTCAATGGCCGGCTTAAAAGGTGGGATCGTAATAAATGATACTTCTGTTCATTATGGGCAATTTGCAGGATTGAAAACGATATCAACCGGTGTAATTATTAGTATTTATTCCGGGATAAGTGATACCGGGAGTATTTTAGCTAGTACTTACATTTTAAGTAATTTTGAATTCCCAATGTATACAACTAGTATTCAATTAAGTACCGGTACTATTATGATATTCTATGCATCAACTTAAAAAGGGATTAATATGGCTATTATAACAATTTTTTAAATGAAAGGATTAAATTTATGCCTAAAAAGAAGACTTTAAAAAAAAATGGAAATAAAAAAGGAATGCCGAAACCTGGCGGTAAAAAAGATATGCGATTGATGACAAATAAAAAAGCCAAAAAAAAGATTAAATAATATGGCTAAAAAAAAAAAAATAAAATAAAGCATGTAATGAAAACATTTAAAAAAGGGTCCCTTCACTCAGGGAAAAATGGAAAAATTGTAACTAATAGAAAGCAAGCAATTGCAATAGCATTATCAGAAGCCAGAAAAACAAAAAAGAAAAGGAAAAAGAAATGAGTACAAATGTATTGGTCGCGACAAGTCAGGTTAAATTTTTAACAGGAATTACCACGACTGAAAATGATTTATTAATCGAAACATTTGTCCCGATGATACTTGATGATATTGTGAATTATACAAAGAATTATTTTGTTAATAGTACTATGTATTATCGTGATGATCAGTTTTCTTTTTCCACTTCAAGTGGTGTTAATACTGTTTTTTATTCGGATACTGAGGAAAATTTCGCAGAGTTTTTGACATCGACAACCAGGATTTATATAACAGGAAGTAAATTTAATGATGGTTACTGGTCTTTATCTGAGGTTGGGAGCAGCTATATTCTAATTAATGAGAGTATAAAAACAGAATCTTCCAGCACTGGAAAAAGAATGACTATTTTTAGAGTAGAATATCCTAGAGATTTAGAAATGATTGCAGCCAGGATGATAAAATATATAATTACTACTCAAGATAATCCGGATCTTAAATCTGAATCTTTAGGTGATTATTCTTACTCTAGATTTGATCTTATCGGTGGTAATATGTATCCGAAGGGGACGGCTGCCGGACTAAACAAATATAGAAAAATGCGAGCGTGGTAAATGGGAATTGAGAGTTTATATAATGATGTCGCAATAAGGCAAGTTTACACTCTGACTGAAGATGATTATGGACAGCCGATAAAAACATGGTCTGTTAGCACAACAATTAAAGGGGCCTTGCAAAGCAGGAGCGGGAATAAAAGTATTATTAATGATCAGA